GAGTAGCTACAGGTTACGTCATCACAGACGAATTTTGTGAGCGTGTTCGCACCAGTAGGGCACTTTATTCCTACGGTATGAAAGTCGCTGCGGTGAGTCTACTATGTCAAGACCATCGTACTTGGACAGCCATGACAGATGCAGGAACCCCGTGTCCTGTACAAGGTTTGATTGGAGCGGAAGCTGCCGCTTATTGGGAAGAAAACCCAGAGGAGATCCCTGAGGGCTCTCGATATAGAGAAGAATATCTAACAGCAAATAAACCAGAAACAGAGGAGTTTACAGATGTACAAAACGTTGCTCTTTACAAAGCTATGCTTGTTGTTCTTACTGGTATCATTTTATTCTAAAGCAGACTGTCTACCTGATACTGAAGGACTTTGTACTCCAGGAGTCACAATCACAGAAGATACACAAATTGACAAAATAGAAGAAGATAAAGGTACAGAAATTGTTACAACAACAACGACTACCAAAACCACAACAACAGTAACAGTCACTAACAAAGATTCTGGTAATGTTTTAAACTTACCTGATATGTCTCAAGATTGGGGTGGTGAAGGGCCTGCTAGTATGCGATCAGGAAATGCTTGTTACGGATTAGGCACAGATACATGTGCAGAGATTACAGGTAGTGGAAACACAACTTCTAATATGGGAGTTGAAGGTATGGGAACAACCTTTATTCAAAATGTTAATCTATCAGATTTACAAATAGATAAGGGTGGTCAAGTTAAATACTCAATTGAGGTAGATAAGCAGGATGCTGAAGATAGAATATACATGCACATTACAGGGCTTAACGGAAGTAGCCAAGTCTTTACAGGAACTGATATCTTGTCTGAATCTGGAATATCAAGTGGATACCAGTCTTATGACGGCACTTTCGATTTCAGTGGCGTTTTAAATAGAGTCACCATAGAAATTGGTGGACGTGATGTCAATCTAGCGGTAGGACCAGTCTTTGATTCAGTATCTCTTAACGTGTTCTATAATGTTATCGACACCATAATAACACAGCAGATAACTTCAGTAGAAGAAATAGTTTATTTGAATTTATTTAATTCAACAGAGTTAGATTTTGCAGAGGAAGTATTTGAGTTTAATGATATTACAACCAATGATGAAGGTAATATAGAATTTGCACCTATAGAAGAAGAATACGAAGAAGTCACTTATGAAACTGTTGAAATAGAAATGGTAGAACTAGAATTAGATTTTAAAGCAGAGATTCCAGAGATTGAAATGGAAATGCAAGAATTAGAGATTGAGCTAGAATTAGAAATGGAAATGGAATTAGAGTTAGAAATTCCTGAACCTGAACCTGAAGTTGAAACTGTAGAAGAACCCAAAGAAGAAGTTGAAGAAATAAAAGAACCTGAGGAAGCACCTAAAGAAATAGAAAAGGTTGAAGAGGTAGAAGAACCCAAGGAAGAGCCTAAGAAAGAACCTAAAAAAGAAGAGCCTAAGAAAGAACCTACTGCTAAAGAAAAAGCAGCAACTAAAATAGTTAAAAAGATTGATGACAAAGCAAGATATGATGATGCTGCTCAAACAAAAACATTGATTGTCATGCAAATACTAGGTAATACAAAATCGTTTTTTGATACTCAGTCATACATACAAGACACAAACGTTACTGAATATTTAAACAAGACAATAGAAGACCAGTATGGTATGTTGTTCGAAATGGCACAGGAAAATACAATTCAGGAGATGATAGATGCCCAGTATTGAATATTCGGGTTTAAAGGTAAGTGGAGGTAAAGCTTTCGCTATTCTTACACTATTAGGTGCCCTAGGTAGTGGTGCTTGGGCAGTCTTTGAATTTTGGAAAAATTATCAAGACCTAACCGCCAAAGTTTTGGAGTATACAGCTCCCGATCTATCTAAATATGATGAAGAAATAGCAGTTTTAAAATCAGAACTAGATATAATATTGGACGAAATTACCATAATCAGTGATGTGGCACGTGATATGCGTTCAGATATGAAGGCTGATTTACGTCAACAATCTAATGATATTCGACACATAACCGAAATTGTGAATGACGTGGAAGATAGACAAAAAGAAGATACAAGAGAAGTATTTGATGAGTTAAAGCTCATTGAAGAAAGCCTTGACTTACAAATTAATAAGGCTTTAAATAACCCTTTAAACAATATGAGTGCTAAAACAAAATGAAACTAGAAATTAAAACAGTATTACCCTATCTAGTGCTATTTGGCACATTAGCCATGACATGGGGCATGTGGTCAGAACGTTTAAATGCAGTAGAAGTTAAAGCAGATAGTGTTGCAAAAATGCAACAAGATCTAGCTGTTATAAAAGTCCAAATTCAAGCAATTGATGAAAAAATGGCTTGGATGGAAGAATTTTTAATTAAAAACTATAAAGAATATTAAGAAGAAAGGTTTTATATGACACCGAAAGAAGAAGATTTTTCACGTTTGAAAAAAGAAAATAAAGATTTAAAAAGACAAATTAATAAAATTCTTGGTGAAAATTCAAGGAAAGATGATCAATTGAAAGAAAAAGATTTACACATTAATTTTTTAACTGAAAGATTAGCAAAGTGGGCAGATAAATTTTTCGATTTGAGAACAGGGTTTATTAATTTACCCATCTCTGCTAGAATTAAAAAAGCAGAGGAAATGGGTATTGCTTTGAGTGAAAAAACACAATCTTAAACTAATCACTGAAGATCTAAGGATTTGGAGTAGAGAGTATCTCGAAATACCAAACGTACATCTTAATAAAATGCCAGCTTGTCCTTTCGCAAAACAAGCTTGGAAAGATGAAAAAGTAGTAATAGATGTAAGAAATATTGAAAAAGGTTATACAAGAAACTTAAATAACAAGATAAAAGAAATAAATTGGAATAAAAAAGAAATATTAATATTCTGTGATTTGTCTTTTAAAGAATATTCATTGAACAAATTTCAAACTAAAGTAGATCGTTTTAACAACAAATATAATAAAAAAGATTTGTATTTTATGGGATTTCATCCTAGGAATCCTGCAAATGATGAGGATCAAGCTTTTTTAGTAGAACCTAATGGAGACAGAGAAAGTTTACCTAAATCTGATTTAGAGTACTCAATGATGCTTGTACAAAAGTTCTCGCAATTATATTATGCTTCTGTTAAATTACATAAAATGGGTTATTATAAGTTATGGCCAAAAGACTATTATAATGATGTAGTGAAAAATAGACAAATGTTATATGAACAGCTAAACAAAGGAGCTAAAAAATGATGGGCAAAAAGAAAAATGTTGTAAAAATGCGTGGTGGCGGAATGTTAAAAATGCGTGGTGGCGGAATGGCTAAGAAGAAACAAGTCACAAAAAAGAAAACAAAAAAAACAACGAAAAAGAAAAAATAATTTATGGCTACTTCAGGAACAACAGATTTTAATCTTAATATAGATAGAGTAATTGAACGTGCTTATCGTAGAGCAGGTCGTTCTATGCGTACAGGATATGATCTTGATGCTGCTAGAGATAATTTAAATTTGTTGTTTTCTGAATGGGCTAATAGAGGTTATCAACTTTGGAAAGTAAAAAATACCACTGCTAACTTAACAGCAAGTACATCTCTTTATACAGCACCTAGTGATGCAGATGATATTTTAGAAATGGTTTTTAGACAAACATCAGGAAGCACAGTTACTGATACAACAATGACTAAAATTTCAAGATCAGAATATCAGAATATTCCAAATAAAGGATCAACAGGAACTCCTACACAATATTATGTAAGAAGAAATTTAGCCAATGTTGAAATTAATCTTTACTTAACACCTCTAACCACAGACACACAAATTAATTATTGGTACGTTGGAAGAATACAAGATGTAGGAGCATATACAAACACTGCTGATGCACCTTTTCGTTTCTTACCTTGTATGGTAAGTGGACTTGCATATTATTTATCTCAAGAAGTAAATCCTGCTTTATCAGGTGAACTTGAAAGAAGATATGAATCAGAGTTAGCCAGGGCAATTACTGAAGACAGTCAATCGACTTCAGTGAATATTGTTCCTAAAAACTTTTATCCAGGAGTTTAAATGTCTTTTGCAGTAGGAAAATTTTCACAAGCGATTTGTGACAGGTGTGGTTTTGCTTATCCCTACCTAACATTACAAAAAGAATGGAATGGATTAGAAGTCTGTCAAGAATGTTATGAACCAAAACATCCACAATTAGAACCACCTTATTCAAGTGCAGATGCTGAAGCAATTGAAAATCCAAGACCAAAAAAACCACAAGCTGTTGTAGTTGTAGCGGGAAATCCAAATGATACTTTTTTTAATAGTAATGGGATGCAACCATCAACAATAAGTAGACCATTATTATCTTTAACAAGAACGGGTACTCTAAACATAATTACTGACGATACTGATGTCATAGCTACAGTAACAGGACTTCTATCAAGTTCTGGAATTGGTCAAGCTACCGGTGTAGGAGATACTATTTATACAGTCACTGTGGGATCAAAAAGTGGTGGAGGAAATGCTTTTTATATTGATGGAGTTGAAAGACCTACTCTTTCTTTAACAGAAGGAGATACTTACGTATTTAACTTAGATAGCGGAACAGTTCCTAGTCATCCATTTTATTTAAGCACAACAGATGATGGAAATCACAACGGTGGTTCACCTTATTCTACAGGAGTAATATATAGAATAAATGGTTCTGATGTATCCGAATCTGATTACACAAGTGATTATGCTTCAGCTTCTTCTAGAGAACTACAAATTACAGTAGCAATTGGAGCACCAACATTGTATTATTATTGCAGTGTTCACTCTGGTATGGGGAACTCAATAAGCACATGAACTATAGCGAATTATTAACAAACATAAGAGATTATACAGAAGTAACTTCTGATGTTCTTACTAATACAATAATTAACGTTTTTATTACAACTACTGAAAATAAAATAGATAGAACTATTGATGGTGATTATCAAAGAAGATTTGCAACCACTACTTGCACAGCAAATAATGCTTTTTTAGATGTTTCTGGGCCAGAGGGTGGGTTTAGATTTGCGAGAGCTTTACAACTTGTTGATTCGAGTAACAATAGGGTTTGGATTGAACAAGTAGACGCTACTTTTATTGATGAGTATTCTGTTCAAAGATCTACAACCAGTGATACAGGTCAACCTAAATATTGGGCAAATTGGGATGCCACAAATTTAATTCTAGCTCCTACCCCTAATCAAGTTTACACAATTGAAATGTGGTATAATGAAAGCCCTGAACGTATTGGTAATGGAACTGGAAATACATCATCAACCACATTTATTTCAAATAATGCACCAGAAGTTTTATTATTTGGATGTCTTGCTGAAGCTTTTTCCTTCTTGAAAAATACACAAGATATGCAATTATATGATCAAAAATATCAATCAGCTTTAAAAGTTTTTGCTGACGAGCAGATGGGTAGAAAACGTAGGGATGAGTATGTTGACGGAGTCTTAAGGATACCTTTAAGATCTGTTGATCCGAATCCCCAAGCCTAAGGAGGGCAATTAAAATGGCAATAAACCAAGCAGTTTGTGCAACATTTAAACAGGAGTTGTTAAACGGCGATCATGATATAACTAACGATACAGTTAATCTCGCTCTTTTTACAGATTCTGCCACATTGAACGCAAACACAACAGCCTATGCTGCAACCAACGAAGTTGGTGCATCAGGCACATACGCAGCAGGCGGTGCAACATTACAGAGTGCTACTGTCGGCTTAACCAAAACTAGTGATACCGCATCTACAGCTTTTGTAGATTTTGCTGATCTATCATTTACAAGTGCAACAATCTCAGCTCAAGCAGCTTTGATTTATAATAGATCATCAACAGCTACAAATGCAGCAATTGCAGTATTAGATTTTGGCGGTGTAAAAACATCAACAAACGGAACATTTACAATTCAGTTTCCAACCAACGACGCATCAAGTGCTATTCTAAGGATTTCCTAATCCATATAGGGAGTCCTTACCATGGCAGACGCTTGGGGTGAAAATAATTGGGGCGAAGGCTTTTGGGGCCAACAAAGCTCCATAACAGTTTCTGTCACTGGTGTAGCAAGTTCATTTACATTAGAAGATGTAGGTAGAACTGGTACTGCACTTATTAACCCCACAGGTGTGGAAGCATCCACAATAACTGGCACTGCAATCGGTGAAGCAGAGGGTATCTACGCTCTAACAGGCGAACAATCCACAACAACATTAGGCACCATCAGTATTTCTGAAGGCCATGGAGTACAACCCACAGGGGTTGAAATGGTTTTTGCTGATGGAACAGAAACTATTATCACAACAGTCGATGCAGGTTGGGGTAGAAATGACTGGGGATCATTCGCTTGGAATGAAAACATAACGCAAAATGTTTCTGTTACAGGTCAAGAAATATCCTTTGATCAGTCCAGTGTAAGTATTTTTGTAGGTACAGGTAATGAAGCAATTGGAACTACTAATTTATTATCCACAGATTTAGGTAGTTTTAGTTTTGTTACAGATCAAATACTTTCTGTAACAGGATTAAATATTACATCAACAGCAGCTCTAGCTACAATTATAGCTGATGGAAGCGTTACTACATCCGCTCCTCCAGATCTTATGGATACCGCTCTTGGTTCGGTAGAAATTGACATCTTTACTCAGGTAGATGCAACATCTTTAGTATCAACATTTGAAACAGGGACTTTAGTAGCTCCTGCAGCAGCTCTTCCAACAGGGCAACAAATATCTACTAATATTGGAGATGTTGTTATTCCAATTACTGTGGCTGGTCTTTCAATGGCATTTACAGATGGAACTGCTACTCCAACTGCAGGAGCAACAGTGTTGCCAACAGGGGTTGAAATGTTAGCTAGTGTTGGTAATATAAGATCAACGCCATGGGCAAATGTTGTAACAGGTGCGAGTAACACATGGACTTCAGTGGCGGCATAGGTTTATGAAATTGAATTTTTTTAAATATAGGTATATAAATTAATCATGGCATCCACATACTCAGATAGATTAAAATTAGAATTAATGGCAACAGGTGCAAATGCCAATGTTTGGGGAACTAACACAAATAATAACTTAAATGTAGTTGACAGCTTTGGAGCAGGATATTTATCAAAAAGTGTAGCAGGTAGTGCGGATGTTACTTTAACAACAGCCGACGCTGATCCAAGTGCGGAGGCATCAAACAAAATTATTGAATTCACAGGAACATTAACTGGAGACATCAAAGTTTTTGTTCCCGCAGTGGAAAATAATTATATTTTTTTTAACAACACAGCAGGCTCTTTTACATTAACTGTAGCTCCAACCGGGCATACGTCTAACGGTGTAGCTATTGTACAAGGTGCTCACACAATGCAGTATTGCACAGGAGATACTGTAGTAGATCTTTTTGCAAATTCATTAGGAA